CCTGTAATGCAAGGTTCTTCGAAGATCAAAGAGAGCAAGAAGTTTAGCGACTTCCGAACAGTGCTTGACGAGGGGGTCGTCGATACTCTAAAAAAGATCAAAAGCAGTAAGCGCCCAGAATCTGTAAAGTTTAAGAACAACCAAACTTTAAAGGTCGATGCGGTTACTGCTAATAAAGTACTGTCAGTTCATGATGCTCTGAAGCCAGCTAACGCTAAGAAGTTCAGAGACAGTTTAGAAAAAGGCGAATCATCATTTATGACTATGGTTGATTTCGCTATGCAGAACGCATAAGGATTTACAATGCCTATAACAACTAATCAAAATAAGCCAGGCGGCTACGTAGTTCTTAGAGCTACTGGCGCTGATACGCTTAATCTTGTAACCGCTGCGACTGCAGGAGAGACTGTTAATTCAATGTCAATCTCTCAAATTGTTTGGGCAGTAGATAGTACCAACCGTTGGACAGTTACCCGCGGAAGTGATATTGTAGCGGTACTAACTGGTTCCGGGGGTCAGGATTATCAGGGCCTTCGCCTTGAAACAGACGCTCAGCTTACTGCCAATTGTAACGTTGCTCTTAGTGGCGGTAACGGTTACATCATTGTTCAGCTGCACAAGGTATCTGGAGAATGAGCATGAAGCTAATCACAGAGATTAACGAGTCCGTCGAGTATATTGCGGAAGCAAGAGAAGACGGTAAAAAGGACTACTTTATTCGCGGTCCTTTTATGCAAGCAAATATTAAGAACCGCAATGGACGAGTATATCCAGCTGAGGTTCTTGATAGAGAGGTAAACAGGTACGTTACAGAAAACGTACAAAAGAATCGAGCATATGGCGAACTTGGACATCCAACTAGTCCAACAATCAATCTTGATCGCGTCAGCCATATGATCAAAGAACTTACTAGAGACGGTGATAACTTTATCGGTAAGGCCAAGATCATGACAGAGACTCCTATGGGTCAAATTGTGAAAAACTTGATGGATGAAGGAGCTAGCTTGGGTGTTTCGTCTCGTGGTATGGGATCGCTTAAAAACAAGAATGGAGCAGCAGAAGTACAGAATGATTTCTATCTTGCAACTGCAGCTGACATTGTTGCCGATCCGTCTGCACCAGATGCTTTCGTAGAAGGTATCATGGAAGGTAAAGAATGGGTATGGGATAACGGTGTTATCAGAGAAGCGACCATCAACGATTATAAAGAAGCAATCGAGGAAGCTCCTTCCAAAGATTTGACAGAAACCAAGCTAAAGGTTTGGTCAGACTTTCTGTCTAAGCTATAATTTTTATAAATAACATTAGACCACTCAAAGGAGTTATAAAAATGTCTGAACAAGATATTCAAGAAGTGGAGCTTCAGGAGACTCAAGAGGAGCAGCTTGACGAGTTTAAAGCGTCAATGGGCGATCCTTCAGAAGTACCTGAACCTACGTCAGTTAAAGCAAAGCCACGTAAGGGCGACAAGAAAGTAGAGGATGATCCACAGGACTCTCCTACTGCTGTCAAAGTACCTGGCACTAAGGCAGGCATGATCAACGCCATGATGTCTAAGATGAACGAGATGCCTACAAAGCAACTCAAGGCATCTTATGGTAAGATGATGGCCGGCTTGAAGATGGAAGATGTCGACTTCGAAGAAGATGCTATTGAAGAAGTTCATAGCGTTCGCGATCTTCCTAAGATTACCGCTGAAGATGTTTCAGTACTTGAGGACGTAACTGCTATGTTCGAAGGTGCGGATGATCTTAACGAGGAATTCAAAGAAAAGGCTGTTACTATTTTTGAAGCAGCTGTTGTAGCTAAGGTTAACGAGCAGCTTGAGAAGATTTCAACTAACTTCGAAGCTGAGCTTGCTGAAGAAGTAGAAACTCTTCAGAAAGAGATGAGTGAAAACCTTGATCAGTATCTTGATTACGTTGTTGAGCAGTGGATGGAAGAGAACCGTCTTGCTGTAGAACAAGGTCTCAAGGCTGAGATGGTTGAAGATTTCTTGAAGGGCCTCAAGGGTCTGTTCGAGGATCATTATGTGGAAATCCCTGATGAGAAGGTAGACGTAGTAGAAGAGCTGGCAGCTCGGGCTGAAGAATTGGAGTCCAAGTTGAACGAGCAAATCGAAAAGAACGTTGAGCTTCGAACCGTTGTAGAAGGTTACAACAGGGATCAGCTGATTGAGTCTGTAAGCAATGGTCTTACCGATACTCAAAAGGCTAAATTCGAAACCTTAGCAGAAGGTATTGACTTTAGCGATGAAGAAACTTTCGTTAAGAAACTCGGTGTTATTAAGGAAAGTTATTTTGGCAAAAGTGATGATGTAACTTCATCATATGAGTTGGACGACGATGAGCCTCTCTTGGAGGAGACGTCTGAAAAGGCTGTACCATCCGAGATGGCCCAATACGTAAATGCCATTTCTAGGTCCATAAAGAAGTAATATTATAAATAACTCTAGATAGATAAGAGGAGACTATCATGTTATCTGAACAACTTATCGAGAAGTGGCAGCCAGTACTCGATCACGGTGACCTTGGCGATATCAAGGATGCACATCGTCGTGCTGTAACTGCTCAACTTCTGGAAAACCAAGAACGCTCTGCTCGTGAGCAAGCAATGGGTTCAGGTGGATACCAAATGCCATCGCTGTTGGGTGAGGCTTCGCCTACCAACGCAATGGGTGGTTCTTCCGCACCTAGCACCTCACCTGCAGGTAACGTAGACCTTTTTGATCCAGTACTGATTTCATTGGTACGACGATCAATGCCAAACCTGATCGCTTATGACGTATGTGGCGTACAGCCAATGACTGGTCCTACTGGACTGATCTTTGCAATGCGCGCACGTTACTCTGGCCAGGCTGGCGCCGAAGCTCTGTACAACGAAGCTGATTCTTCGTTCTCTGCATCTGCTTCTGGTAACAACGCTTCTAAAGCAGTTATCGACGGTGAAGGTAACCCAGGTGTAGGTCAGGCTGGTACTGATCCAACTACTCGTGCAGTAGGTAACACCTACTCTGTTGAAACTGGTATGTCCACCACGGCTGCTGAAGCCCTGGGTGATGGCGCTGCCAACGCTTTCAACGAGATGGCCTTCTCAATCGAGAAAGTTGCTGTAACGGCTGTTTCACGTGCTCTGAAAGCTGAGTACACGATGGAACTTGCTCAGGACCTGAAAGCTATCCACGGCCTCGACGCTGAGACTGAGCTTTCTAACATCCTGTCAGCTGAGATCCTGGCTGAAATCAACCGTGAAGTTGTCCGAACGATCAACTACACTGCTACAGCTGGTGCTCAGCAGAACGTTGCTTCTGCCGGTACTTTCAACCTGGACGTTGATTCAAACGGTCGTTGGTCAGTAGAGCGCTTCAAGGGTCTGATTTTCCAGATCGAGCGTGACGCTAACCAAATTGCCAAAGACACTCGTCGCGGTAAGGGTAACATCCTGATCTGCTCTTCTGACGTAGCTTCTGCTCTTCAGATGGCTGGCGTTCTGGATTACACTCCTGCACTGTCTGCTAACTTGAACGTAGATGACACTGGTAACACCTTCGCTGGTGTACTGAATGGTCGGATCCGTGTTTACATCGATCCATACTTCAGCTCTTCAGCTGGTAACCAGTACTACACTCTTGGCTACAAGGGCTCTAGCGCCTTTGATGCTGGTATCTTCTACTGCCCATATGTACCTCTGCAGATGGTACGTGCGGTTGGCGAGGACACCTTCCAGCCTAAGATTGGCTTCAAGACTCGTTACGGCATGGTTGCTAACCCATTTGCAGAAGGCGGTACTGCCGGCAATGGTACAATCAGCTTCAACAACAAGAACGTATACTACCGCCTTGTTTCAGTAACGAACCTGATGTAATAAAAAGACCCGTAAGGGCGATTTTGGACGGGAGCTTCGGCTCCCGTTTTTTTTGTCTGGATAAATAATGTAGGAGGACGATATGGCTGTAATGGATAATCAACCAAGTAACAAAAGTTACCTATCACCGTTAGGTTTTAGGTTTGTACTTAATCGTACTCCTAATACAAACTACTTTGTACAAAACGTACGGTTGCCTACCTTGTCTCTTGGTCAGTTCGACTTAGAGGATCCGTTTGTCAAGTTGCCTACCCCAGGCACCAAGTTGTCATTTGAACCACTTGACATTACTTTCCTAGTAGACGAAGATATGTCTAACTATCTTGAAATCTACGAATGGTTAAGGGGACTTGGCTTCCCA